ATTGCCAATCACCAGGTTGGCTGCATAAGCAGCAGGCACAGCATCTGTGATAGCGGGAAATGTGTTGGCGGCCAAGGCCTGTATAGAACTAAAGGTACTGGTTGTGATTTGATCGTTGGCAACGCCCACGTTGGCAAATGCTGTGGACAATATGTCAAGATAGCTGCTGACAGCAGTGGTGTTGGCATAAGCATTGATGGCCACGATCAAATTGCCACTGACGTTTATACCTTGATTTTGCAATAGTCCATCAGTGGCTATCAACATTACTGAACTGTATTGACCGTTGCTCATTTGTTATCCAATAAAGACACTTTCGCTGCCTGTTACAATTTTTGCACCATTGGTCATTGGAGTTCCAATTTGTGCTACTGGTTTGTTGTTTACAAACACAGTGGGTGTTCCTGCTGGGGCCAGAATTGTTGATGTAACTGTTATAATTTTGCTGCCAGATTTTTTCTGAAACGAAGCTGTAATATCATCTTGTCTTGCAATTGGTCTTCCGCCGACTAACACATCCGGTGAGCCAGTGATAACAATTGGCACCGTAACAAACGGAGTTCCAAGATCTCCTACTTTTGCTACTGCTGGCATATTGATCTCCTGTGTATTATTTATCGGGGAAAATATACCAGGTTAATCAAACAGCAAGTGATTTAAGATATGTTTGTGTGGCAGCAGTTCGAACACCAGTTACTTGTAGGGTAACTCTAGGACCGTGGCTGGCATTGGCTGTAGCGTGGGGAATGTTTTGCCAATCAAATGTGGTAACATCACCGGCTCGCCACATGCTGTGTTGATAATTGCCGTAGTTCCAGAACTGCCCAGGCATCCAATCTGTCAGCTGTACCTGCACACGCAATACTGTGTCAGGATTTTCTGGATTCCATTTTTCCAGCTTGTCTAAATGGTAGTTCCAAACTTGTCCTGGTTGTTGTACATGTATACGAACCATAGCATCGTCTAGGGCAAATTGATCAGCTATCTCTTGCAGAACCGGGGGAATTGACCAGTTTAGATTGGTAATAACATAATCCGCACCATAGCCTTCGCGTTCAAGGTCGTAGTCCTCTGCAGCCAATTCCGCCTCTGGACGACTTTTACCTGCTGCACCGCGTGTACGCCAAGTTGCTGATTTAGATTTTTCTACAATGCTCGCTAACTCTTTGTGCCAGCTGGGTGTTATAAATCCTAATTGGATTACGCGATCCTGTTCAGGATCAAAGTGTTTGTGGTCAAAGTGATACCGACTGCGTTTTTTAGTTGTGTCCCATGCACTTGTCATATTACTGTCACCTCAATGTCTGCTTCAGTATATGATTGATAATACTCTTTGGATGGTCTAGCAATACCCAAAGTATCAGCCAGGGTAACATTATCGCCTATAAAAAAGCAATTACTATCGTACCAAGCTGTTAGTATATCGGCATTTTGATCAGCAATGATTCTGGCCATGTGTCTTAGATCGATGTAGTATTTGTTGTACTTGGGGTATGTGATATCGAAGTGTCCGCACTTGACCCACCAACCCAAGCAAGCATCGTCGGGTCTGTGTACAAGAACGACGGGACAATCCGGCCAGGTTTTTTTAATAAAGTCGATATGGTGTGAAAAGATATGACTTTTAATGATACGAATACCAGTTGTATCTGGCGCAAATGCACTGTCAAACAGTTGTTCCAGGTGCTCTCGACTGTGCTGTGGAAGGTCCACAGGTAGATCCATTTCCATGCCTGGGTCAAAGTATGCACCCATATGCATCAGCTGATTAACACCAGATGCATCGTGCCAGTACTCGCGTTGTGAGCTGGCATCTGATCGATCAATGTCGGCACTAAAGTAAATGTTCTTGGCCACGCTAGACCATTTGCTACCGGGTGCACCGGCCATAAAAATATATTTCATATCAATCCAATTTAACAGTTTCTAACACCGGCATAAAAGTCTTTCGTAATGTTTCCATTTGTCTACGCAGTCCTGCCGGTGTTAATTCTTTTTCTTCTAAGAATACAACCTGCTGATGTATCCATTCTTGGTACTCTTTACTTTGTGCAGCAGGTACAAACTGTTTCAAATACCAATCAACAATTTCTCGGGCAGTATTGGGAGGTAATACAAGTGCCCAAGCAGCATACACTTCAATGCCCGGTGCTACTGTTTGTAGCAAGGGTACTGTAGAAAACTGTGGCATTGTGCGGGTGCCAGTAAATCCAATGGCCTTTACTTTGCCAGCTTCAACCAGAGGTTTAGCTACAGCAATAGGCATAATACCAAACTCGGTACCACCTGCATCTTTGGCCACACTGGTCACTGCCTGTAGCGGACCGTTGAAGTTGATGGTTTTGACCATGTCAGCATTTCCATTGTTTTTGAACATGAGATATTCAAATGCTGTACGATGTGCACCGCCGCCAATTGCCACATTGACAGGTTCTTTTGTTGCTTGTATACGCTTGACAAAGTCTTCGGGTGTATTTACAGAACTTTTGGCATGGGCTACTAAAACCAACGGACTCTTGCCAATTGTCATTACAGGAGTAAACTCGTCGTATTTAAATTTCTTAACAGACTTCTGCCAGATATCGTTGGTGACAAATGTACTCATATGACTAGGAAGTGCAACGGTATACCCGTCTGGTGCTGCTTTGGCAAAACTATTCATTGCAATAACACTGTCTGCACCTGGTTGATTTTGAATAATAAAATTAATTTTTGGGTTTTGTTTTTCAACAATACTGGCCAACTTTCTAAATGCTATTTCGTTGCCGGCACCAGGTGGGTTGCCAATCACAACAGTGATGGGTTTTACGGGTTCCCAGGCAAAGGCTGGTGCCATTGCTATAGTTAGCAATAGCGCAGAGATAATACGCTTCATTTTTGTTCCTTGTGAAAATATAATGATATATAGTTGAATAAAACAAAGACAACAAAATTTTTTGCATCTTTGTAATTTTATTTACCTTTTTAGAGAAAAAACTAATGAATAGTAAAATTTTAAAGTGTATTGAAGAAAATTTGCAAGAAACCTTCAATATTGACAAGTACGAGTATGTTCGACATACTATCAAACATGATGCCAAATTGAATGACTTGCCATGGACGCCTGCTCGTAAGAAGAAGCTGATACAAAAACTAGAGTCCGCATTTGGTGTAGCTGTTGAATTAGAAGGCACAATTGGTGATCTAGTAGAACGCACTGATCAACGCTACTTGGCGTGGTTCTTTGGAGAAGTGTGGAAGCCACGTACCGAGCAGTATCAATGGACAGGCTATCGTATTGCAGAAGAAATTTGCCGTGCCGACCCAAAGAAGGTGTTGGATGTAGGCTGTGGATATAATCCCTTTAAAGGACGTATTCCTGGTTTGGTAGGCATTGATCCCTACAACAACTGTGCAGATTTCCAGGTAGATATTTTAGACTATCGAGTAGAACCCGAATCATACGATCACATTATTGCCCTAGGCTCCATCAACTTTAACAGCCGTGAGGATATTGAACTGAGATTTGGTGCCACAGTCAATTTGCTAGCGCCAGGCGGTCGGCTATGGATGCGTGTTAATCCTGGGCATGTTCATAAAAATGGACCATGGGTTGAAACTTTTCCATGGTCCTTTGAAATTGCCTACGAGTTTGCTAAAAATTACAATCTGACACTTGAAACTGTAAAACAGGATCAGGACAGACTGTTCTTCCTATTCACCCGGCCTTAACCTGTAATAATTTGTTTCTTGGCTGGCACATCGATGCCGGTGGTTGCTTTGATGTAAGAGACTTTGACATCTTCTCTAGTTGGGGCAATCATAGAAATTGCTGATGCATATAGGATCACGTCCTGGTCCATTTCGGCTGTATACATGCTGGGTACCAGCATTGGTGCACCACCAGCCGGGCTAGGCCCGATACTGACTGGATGTTTAACAACCAACATACCGTCTGCAATTTTTATAATTTTTGCTACAACTTCTTCACCAGATGCAAGTTTAATTGTGTTAATTTCGCCTTCGTTCATTATTATCCTTTAAGTTGGGTCCAAAATTCTTCTGACTGGCTGGCTAGACCCTGATAGCCACCCGGAATAAGTGTTGTGCCATTGAAAATTTGTGGCACACTACGTAATCCTTTCTCAACCAAATAGTCACGAGCTTCTATGCGGACTGCCACATTGACTGTGGTGTATTCGATACCTCGACTTTCTAATAGTGCTTTTGCCCGATCGCAATATGGGCAATCGTCCTTTGTATAAACTGTTAGTTTCATATTTTCCTTATAGTGATGGTAACTGATCGTAGTCTAACTCAGGAGACATAATTCCAATCACGTAGTTGGTACTTTCGTTTTCCTGAAGTGCTGTTTGCTTCTTGTCAATTGAAGTATGCTTTTTGAACCAGGGAATAGGTGTAGTACGTGGTGCTGTACCTTGATACTTGATACCAATCTGTTTCAGTGCATCTACTGCTGTGTAGTCCACAAAGTCCTTTAGAATGTTGGCGTTAAGACCAATCACTGGACCCATCTTAAACAGGTAAGTGGCCCAGTCTTTCTCTTCGCGGATAACATCTTTGTAGATTTCATATACTTCTGCTTCACACTCAGCCTTGGCTTCGGCAAAGCGTGGATCTTCTTTTACAACCTGGTTGATCAAGAAAGCTGTCCAACCTTTGTGTAGCAGTTCATCTTGCAGGATTAAACTGATGATATTGCCATTGCCAATAAAGATCCGATTCTCCACCATGGCTAGACTTGTGGCAAATGAAACCATGAAACGGAATGCTTCCAGTGCATAGCTGGCATGTAGTGCTAACCAAATTGCCTTGATGTGTGCTTTTTCCTTAACAGGGACTTCTAATTCTTTTTCGCAGTTGATCATGTGCAAATGATCATAGTAC